TCTGCTGTTAGGGTCTGCGAACGCGAACATTTGCGGTTGACTATCCGCTTTTACGGGTTCCCAGCCTTCACGGAATTTTGCAGACGTATTCGTTGGGTCAAATTGCCCAAGAAGTGCCGTCCGTACCCACCTAAAAGAATACCCTTCCTCCGGTTGAGGAGTGGGCAAACCTTGAGGTTGTGTCCAGCGTGACGCACGATGTGTGGTTTCACGAGTTTCTAATTCACGAGCAAGACGATTTTCAGCCATTATTTTTCTCCAGTAGCCGCATTTCTTGAGCATATTGCTCAGGTGTCAAACCAAGTTTCCTAGCTAAAGTTACTTGACTTGCTTTTAGCACAATTCGTTTTGACGCCGTGCTTCGCGTTGCTGGTGCTACAACTGAAGAAAACTTAGCGCGTTGACCCGATTCTTCGTCATCGGCCTGCGTTTTTGCCCCCTCGGGAAATTTCTCGGGGAAGTGTTTGCGCATTTCTGCGTCAATCGTCTTAAAGTACTCTGCGGAACCGACGTAGCGGTTTCCGTATTGCTCTTCTAAATCACCGTGAACTGCCACCGCAAGTGCCGTCATTACGCGGTTACCACGTTGTCCGTACCAAGTATTGATATCTAACCATTTTGCAGTTTCGGGATCAACCTTAGGTGCAGGCTGTTCTTGCGAAACTGTACTTTGTTGTTGTTCTACCCCATTCTCTAGCTCTTGTAAAGGGGGTCTAAAATTTTGTGCCTTATCCTGCCGTATACTGGCTTCAGTAAGTTTCTGCTGGGCATCGACTAATTTATCAGCGTCCCCGGAATCATAGGCGTCCCTATAAGCCCGTTTTGCCACATCCATCTCAAGAGCAGCAGCATTTTGTACCGTAGTAGCGTACTGTTTACCCCCTTCAGATAGGGTATTTTTAAGGCGTTTATTCTCCTCTAGTACCCGTTGGGTAAGAGAAATAGCCTCCTGCTGCTCACGTACAGCATTATCTTTAGCCCGGCGCTCATCATGCCAAACTTTGCGCATCTCAGATAGACGTGCCTTAACCTTTTTACCATAGCTAGAAAGGTCATCTTTATCTAAAGACTCTACCGTTTCTCTAGGTAATGGACGTACCCCACGATCCTCTATAGGGGTATCATCCTCAACCTCTACAATTAGCCTATCGTCTATCTCTTCCTGCTCTGCGGTATCTACAACTACTGTAGTATCCAGTTTAGCCCCAGCTACTTCATCTGGAAATTTATACGGTTCGTTTGTCATGATTTATCTCCTTATGCGCGGGCTATGCCGCGTGGGTCTTCGACAATACCTTCAACGGCGTCGTCGTTAATTATGCGGAACTCACGGTTGTGAATCTTCAGACGTGAACCCGTATTTGGGCGTACTAAAACAAAATCGCCTTTTGCGCACCATGCCCCGCTGGGAAAGCGTGTGGTGTCCTTGTAGCAGTCTGGCCCAAGCTCAACAACAAATAGCACTGTGGTGAGGCGCTCTTCGTAGGTCTTGGTAACGTCTGCTTTGACAATCCCGCTCTCGTAAGTCCCGTCGATTTCGGGGACAGCACATAGCAGATGGAAACCTGATGGGATTGGGAGTTGCTTTGCTTTTTGCTCAGGGGTGTCAGGCAGGACTGTTGACTGCTCCGGGTTGTTTGCATCTTGACCTATAAGTATTTCACTCATCAAACGTCTCCAAGTTTTTAGCGAGGTCTTGTGTATAACTCTCTGCGGTAAGAAGACCCCTAATCTCACCACACATTGCGCGATACTCTGCGTAATCACTAGCCGCACCATTGGAGACAGCATCTATTATCTGCATGCGCTTATCCCGGTACTGACGAATCAGTACTTCAAGCGTGTTGTCCATTATTCGCCTTTAGGTTGGTTCTTTACCTGTTGAAGCTGCGCCCGCTTATGGGCGACATCCGTGCCAATGCGAACACCTTCTAGCTGTTGCTTAGCATCAAGCTCAGCTTTGCTCTTGGCAGTTTGCGCACCTACCTGCATACCCGCGATACGTTCTTGGGCAGCAATGCGTTCCTTCTCTATATCAAGTTGATCTGCTTTGGCTGCAATATCAGCCATGTCTTTCTTGGACTTGCGTTGCAACTCTTGCTGTTTAATCTGCAACTCTTGCTGCTGGAGTTGGATTAGCGGGTCTTGCGCTTGCTGTTGTGCTGCTTGCGCCGCTGCTTGTTGCTGATTTTGTTGTAACAGTTGCTGACCAGCTTGGGCGGCAAGTTGCGAAATCTGCACTTCCAAGTGCTGCGGTATGCCATCCTCTTCTATCTTTTCCGGCGACGGCAACATGGCACCCATCCGCATTTCCATCTGCTTGCGGTACTCGTACCCTATATGCTCGTTGATGTGCGCTTGCATCGCCGCCATGATTTGTTGCGCCATCGGAGTCTGACCCACTATCTGTTGAATCTGCGGGTCTTTCATAGCCGCCATATGTACTTGTATATGCGCCCTGTGATCTTGATACAGAAACGCCTTGACCGGTTTCATCTTCAGTACGTTCATGTTCTCGGTGATGGGGTCAGCAGGTTTCTTATCCTCTTCCGTAGGCACAAGCTTACTAGCGTTGCGGATGCCTAGCACGTCCAACATCTGACGATGCAACAGCGGTAGGTTGTATAACTGTGGAGCCGATTGCGCCAACTGAAGTGCTGCTTGGTACTGCACCACCTTTTGACTCATGGTAGCTGCGTTAGGGTCACTGACCGGTATGACATCTACGTGGTCATAGTCAGACTTCTTAGCCCTGCGCGTACCTTCTTCCGGCTCATAGCTATACTCTGCTGGCGTATAGTCCCTGATGATGCCTTTAAGCAGCCGCAACTCCTGCTTCATGGCGTAGTGTATCCGCGCCTGAACTGCGCTCATTACCTTCAGTGTGCGCTCAAGAATAGCCAGCGTAGTGCCAACCGGGGCTTGGGAAGACATATCGGATACTTTTAAATCAGCAGCAGCAGCGAATCTCCGCCCCTCATCTACCACCTGATTCATCAGCGCCATCAGCACCTGACTTGGTTCCTTATACGGCAACGGCATGACGTTATCCCGCAACGCACCACTTGGAATGTCCACGTCTCGCCATTCACCGGGAGAGATGGGTGTGTCGTCTCCCTTGATCCGCATACCCCGCGTCTTTAACCCACCGGGCAAGTTAGCCAGCGTACCTGCATCAACCAACTGCCTTATTAGAGAAGTGCCGCTCTTGGCGTACGCTCCGATCAGATGTATCAAGCCGAAGTAGTAGAAGCCAAAGCCGGGGATGTATCCGTAATGCACGAAGTGCTGCCGTTTGGCATGGGTATTATCGTCTGGTTGCCAGTTACGACGTATGCCTAATATGTTCTGCGTACCTTTCTCGATGGTAACTATATAAGGCAACGCTATGCCCGTGGGGTTTCCATCTTTGTCCTCATGCTCGTAACCTTCCAAGTCCAAGTCCACGTTCATCTCAAGGACTTTAAACCGATCATCCGTAGTCGCACGGAAGCCCATCTTCTCGGCTATTTTCTTCTCCACCTCGTCCAACGAGTTGACTGGGTCACCCAGATCAAGCTCCCTATAGAACCCCGCTACTTGCAACTTCAATAGCTCGTTCTTAGTCTTGCGCATCACGTGCGTGATACGTTCAGCGGTCTGCAAATTGCTCGCACCGTAAGGAACCACCATATCCTCTGCGGGTACAAAGATGGACATCTGCCGTTCAAATGACGGGTCGTAGTAAACTTTCTTGAAGGCGTTGCCCGACAACCCCAAACCCCACAACATGCGCTCATGCTCAGGGCGATACTCCGTCATCTTCTCCGTCAACTGGTAGTTCATGTCGTTCTGAACTCGCAGTGCGGCTTCTTTCTTCTCGGGGGTTTCTTTGCCTATAATCTCGGTCTTGACCGGCCCCATTGCGGGGAACGTCTCCATCATGGTTTCAGACTGGAACTTAACTAAAGTCTCAGCAAGCAGCGGGTGATACACACCGCATGCACCCTCCCATGGCTCCGACCTTATTTCTATTTTCATGCCCAACAACTCAAGGCCATCAACGTAAGTTTGCATCCAATCTTTACGCGAACTTATGTCCTCTTCAAAATCACTTATCAGTTCTGAGGCGAGGGACTGTAGCTTGTTCTCATCTATATACTCAGCAAGGTTGGCGGAAAAATCTTCCCCTGTGTCTTCCTCTTTGCCAATACGAATCTCTGTGCCGTCCATGTTTATGGTGACGGACTCCGGGTCTTCAATCTCAATCTGCAAGTCCGGTTCTTCTTGCAGTGCGTCCATCCCTTGCGGGGCTTGGTAGAGAGCTTTGTCCATGTTTGTTGCCATAATTTATCCTTAATAGTATCCCTGCGCACGCCGCTTAAACTCTCTGCGGGGTTCCGGTTCATCGGACTGCAACGGTATAAACCCGCCGCGCCTAAAACGTAATAGTGCCTGTGTCATAGAGTCCACCAAGTCATCATGATCCCCCGAAGGGAAACTTGCAACCTCCTCCACAAGCTCCTCTGCCCAGCGATTGCCCGGCACCCACACCTTACCGGAGGCAAATATATCAGCTACTGCATTCAATCTCGCTATCTTGTCATTACCCCGGCTCGGCACAAACTCCTGCACCGGTATACCCATGGCGCGTAACTCAAACACCAGTGGTGCGCCCGTAGCTTTAGCTTCAACAATCAATGCGTCCGGGTTCCACTCTTTATAGTGCTTGAAGGCCACCTGCTTTAGTTCTGGAAACTCCATCCGTTCTTTGAATGCATTGAGCAGTATGATGTTGGCCTGCTCCTTGCCGGTGTCGTCTTCCAAATAGAACACCCCCCACGTCGTACAGGCAGAGTAGTCACTCCGCTCGGTCTTAAGGAAGGCCGTATCCCACGACTGAATCTTAAACGTACACTTAGGTGGTCTGTCCTCGTCCCATATCTTCCACCATTCCCGCTTGACGATAGCCGACACCTCGGAGGTGGGCTGCTGCATGTACTGCGCTTGCCATTTAGCTACCGGAAGCTCGTCTTTAAGGGCAAGAAGCTCATCTAATGACCAAAACTCAGGCCAAAGGGGTCGTTCATCATCAAAAATAGCCGGAAACTCGATGACTTCCCACTCTTCGCCACCCCTCTGGGCAGCAGCTTTTATTACTTGGCCCGTCAAGTCCCGCTTTGCCCAACGCGTCATCACTATAATGACCGATGCACCCGGTTGTAGCCGCTGCCGTGGGCCAGATGTGTACCAAGAATAGACTTTATCGTAGATTTCGGGGTTGGTTTCCGCCATTGTCGCGTCTTGCTCGCTGTGCGGGTCATCAATAATGAGTATGTCTGCACCCTTACCCGTTACCGTACCCTCTACACCGATAGCAAAGTAGTCACCACCCTTGTTTGTGTTCCATCTACCGGCTGCTTTTGAGTCAGATTGCAGCGAAACACCCGGAAATACCTCGTGATATGCCTCAGAATCAACCAAATTACGTACTTTTCGACCAAAACCCACCGCTAACTCAGCCGTATTGGACGTTTGGATGACTTTTTTGTGCGGAAACTTGCCTAAAAACCACGATGGGAGCAGCCAAGACGCAAATTCTGACTTGGTATGGCGAGGTGGCATGTTAATGATGAGCCTCTTACACTCGCCCCTAGCCACCCGCTCAAAGGCTTCGGCCATAATTGTATGGTGTTTGCCGGATATAAACGAAGGCCACATCTGACGCACGAAGGCCATGAACTTGGTTTGCGCCAGTTCTTTGTTCTTCATGTTCTCAAGCAGCTTTAGGTCTTCCAGCAGCTTGGCTTGCTCTGACTCTTGTAAAAGGTGAAGTATGTTGGGTATGTCTTTAAGACTCACCGTGTTCAATACTTTTTGCGCTTCTGCACTCATTATTATGTATTTGGCCCTGACAAACTCGCAGCAAACTCGTCAGCACGTGTTATGTTTTCTATAGATACTGACGTATCTACATCTTCTACATCTCCCCCAGCTATACCCAACTCTTCATCTAGATGTTCGGGAGTTATGGGGGTTACATCTACCACATCCGCATTAAGCAGGCGCTTAACCCGTTCCTTAATAGCTTCTTCCAAATCAACGGAGGACTTATAGTTAATGGTCACTTCGCTGCGTTCTGTAAATAGCGCGATATCACTATGCTTGCCTAGTAACTCCAACGCCTTTAGCTCAAATCTCGGGTCGCCACAGTTGGCTAGCTCTAGTAGCTTGTTGGTAATTGATACCCTGACATCTGAAATGTCAGAAGCTAGCCTCGCACTGTATACACGTATGAACTCCCGCGCAGCGAACGCAACTGGGGCAGTGTTTAAGGCGCGTACATTCTGTGTCTTTAATGCAGCCTGAAGGGTGGCTGCTGCGGCTTGGGCATCTTCCGGTGTCATCTCCGGTGGGCCACCTAACTGCTCTATAAGAGACTGCGTATTGGCAGTGACCGTAAGTGCGTCCGCAAACGAAGATACCTCGTCATCCTCCGGCGAGTAGGGGTGGGGATGTGTGTTCGTGGGTTCTACGTTAATGGTCATACATGCAGGGCGTGGAGGCGCTCCAGAGATACCTGCGCAGAATA